AGTTGTTAAAAACGAAGTTAAGTTACAAGTAAAAGAAGAACTTGTTAAACTTATTAAATCTGGTGCAGTTACATTAAACTCACAAAAGAAACCATCTACTCCATCATTGAGAGAGATGACTGACGTTGCCCCTACATCGGTTAAAAGACAACAACCGGTTCAACAAACACAAAGACCACAAAGAGAATTTTCAAAAGACCCAATGATAAATGAGATTTTGAATATGACTCAACCATTCACATCTGCACAAAGAGTAGAAGGTGGACAGGGTGGAGGAAGTGTATTAGATATGATACAACCAACTCAATATCAAGAAGAAGGTTGGGACACAATGGATTATAGAGGAATGGAATCACCACAAAATATTCCACAACAATTTGAATCAACTGGTGATGATTTACAAGATGCAACGATAAAGGCATTAACTAGAGATTATTCGGAATTAGTAAAAAGATTTAAATAATGGCAATAGAGTTAGGTAAAGTTAATGTAACCGATTTATCTGAAAATGATTATAAAATACTTGGTATTGGAATAAATAAAAGTTCTAATAAAGGTGGAATATTTTCTGTAAATTATACAACTCTAACTCAAGCTAGAGAAAATTTAAAAAATTTAATATTAACAAAAAAAGGTGAGAGATTGTTAAATCCTACTTTTGGATGTGATATTTGGAAAGTGTTATTTGAACAAATGGATGGCAATTTGATAGAAAATCAAATAGAAACATCAATATTAGATGCGGTATCTATTTGGTTACCATATTTAAGTATAGATGAAATTATATTTGATTATGACGATAATGACATTGATAATAATAGAATTGGTTTAGATATAAAATTTTCATTGATATCTAATCCAAATTTAGGAGAATCGGTACAAATAACTGTAAATAACAATTAATAAAAAATGGCACTTAAACCTTTAGATAAGAATTGGGGAAATAATAAAAAATCAATATCATATATTGGTAAGGATTTTGCAACATTGAAACAAAATCTTATTGAATTTACTAAAACATACTTTCCAAACACATATTCCGATTTTAATGAATCCTCACCTGGTATGGTTTTCGTTGAACAAGCGGCAGCTATTGGTGATATGTTATCATTTTATCAAGATACTCAATTAAAAGAGTCAATGTTGTCATATGCAACCGAAAGAAAAAATGTTATTGCATTGGCTCAATCGTTGGGATATAAACCAAAAATTACAACACCCGCGGTTACGACTTTAAATATTTATCAATTGATTCCTGCAACAGGAGTTGGTGTTAATAATACACCGGATGAAAGTTACTATCTTAAAATAAAAGATGGACTAGAAGTGGAATCTGCAAGTGATTCAAATATAATATTTAGAACAGTAGATTCTATTGACTTTGCAAATCCTACGGATAGAGAATTAGATGTATATGAAAGAGATGTAGATGGTACACCTTTAAAATATTTAATTACTAAAAAAGTAAAAGCAATATCTGCAACAGAAAAAACAACTTCAATACAATTTGATGATGATTCCGATTACCCAAGTAGAACATTAACCGATACTGATATAATTTCAATAGTATCAATTACCGAAGAAGATGGTAGTAAGTGGTATGAGGTTCCTTATTTGGCACAAGAAAGTATATTCGTAGAACAGGCTAATATAGAAAGTAATACCGGTGAGTTAAGTGTATCTTCATCGGTAGTACCATACATTTTAGAGGTACAAAAAGTTCCAAAAAGATATTCAATAAAAGTAAATTCGGATAATACAATTGATTTACAATTTGGTACAGGAAATAATTCAAATGATGAGACATTGTTACCAAACACTAAAAATATTGGATTAGGACTTGCAAATTCCGTTAGTAGATTGAATCAAGGAATTGATCCTTCTAACTTTTTGAAAACAAATACATTTGGAATTGCACCAACTAATAAAACTTTAATAGTAAAATATTTAGTGGGTGGTGGAATATCTTCAAATGTAAATACGGAAGATTTAACAAGAATAAAAAGAATTGAATTTGAAGAAGATTTATTGGCGGTAGAGGATGTATCTATTTACAATGAAATTAAAAATACAGTTGCAGTTGAAAATGTAGAAGCAGCAGTTGGTGGTAGAGGGGCTGAAACAATTGAAGAAATTAGACAAAATGCACTTGCAACATTTGGTTCACAAAACAGAGCCGTAACTAGACAAGATTATGTAGTAAGAGCTTTGTCAATGCCGGAACGATATGGTAGTGTTGCTAAAGTGTATGTGAGTCCTGATGGTGAAATTGACAACAATAGCCCTTCATCTATTTTATCAAGTCCACAAAATATTGCAGAATTTGTTAATGTAGTTCAATCTTTACAAACCGCAACTACACAACAAATACAAACGGAATTAGTTAAATATCTTAATCAAAAGAAAACATCAATTGGAGAAGTAAACAATCCATTTGCAATTAATATGTATGTTTTATCATACGACCAAAACAAAAAATTAACTTTATTAAATAAGGCCGTTAAACAAAACTTAAAAACATATTTGGGTGAATATAGAATGGTTACCGACGCTGTTAATATTATAGATGGTTTTGTAATAAACATAGGAGTTGATTTTGAAATAGTAGTTTATTCAAATTACAATAAGAGAGAAGTTCTTACAAATTGTTTAACTGAATTACAAGATTACTTTAATATAGATAATTGGACATTCAACAAACCAATAAACATTTCTGAATTAGAATTAATATTAGCTAATGTAGATGGTGTAATGAGTGTACCGATGGTAAAAATATCAAACATTTGTAGAAGTGACAATAATGAAAATTATTCACCAAATAGATATAATATAGATGAGGCAACAAAAGGAAAGATTGTCTACCCTTCCTTAGACCCTTCTATATTTGAAGTTAAATATCCTAACAAAGACATAAAAGGGAGGGCTTTATAATGCATAAATTTTTTAAATCATCGTTTGACACTAGTATATACTTACAACAACCTAACCAAAATGCTGGTAGGGATGAGATATTAGAAGTAGGTAAACTTTACTACGGAGCATCAAAAGATATTGCTAGAACTTTAATTAAATTTCCAATTACGGAAGTATCTAACTCAATTGTAGAAAATAATGCTACAAGTTGGAGTGTGTTTTTAAATTTAAAATCTGCAAATTCTTCGGAAATACCATTGGAATATACATTATATGCAAATGCAGTTTCTGGAAGTTGGACAATGGGTACAGGTACTAAGTTTGATAATATAACATCCGATGGAGCTAGTTGGTATTATAGAGATGGTGTAACCGAATGGATAGATTCAACGTTTATAGACTATACATTATACTCAACGGGGTCTCAAGGACAAGTTAGTGGAAGTATAGGTTCTATAAATAATGGTGGTGGTGGTACTTGGTGGACATCATCTATGGCATCACAATCATTTAGTAATGAACCAGATGATATTAGAATGGATGTGACAAATATTGTAAAATTATGGGTTAGTGGTTCTTTATCAAATAGTGGATTTGTAATTCATCATGATTTAGTAAAAGAAAACGATACACAAGATTATGGTATATTAAAATTCTTTTCTAAAGAAACAAACACAATATATGAACCAAAATTAGAATTGGTTTGGGCCGATACCACATTTGCAACAGGTTCATTACAACCAATAACAGGTTCAAAATACTCTGATGCGTTGGAAAATACAAAAGTAATTGTTACAGATTTAAAAACCGAATATTTTGAAAATACAAAAACAAAAATAAGAGTTAAGGGAAGAGAATTGTTTCCAGATAAAACATTTGGTAATACAATTGGTTATGATCAAATTAGATATTTACCAACATCTTCTTACTATCAAATAGAGGATTATATAACCAATGAAGTGATTATACCATTTGGTGAATATTCAAAATTAAATTGTGATTCTAAATCTAATTACTTTTATTTAGATACATCCACATATGCAATAGATAGATTTTATAGATTAAAATTAAAAGTAGTAAGTGAAGGTATAACAAAAATAGTAGATGATAAATTGATATTTAAAGTATTATAATAATGGCATTAACATCGTTGGAATCAATATCTGAAAAATTAGTTGAAACAAAAAAAGCTAATCTAGAAGCATTATTAATAGCATCTGGTTCCGCAGCTGTTGCTAAAAATGAATTTGGTGTTACGGTTGTAGATAATACAAATGTGGCATCTTCTTTGGTATTTAAAAATTTAAGTAAACCAAAATATGATGAAACGGAATTACTTAAGGCAATTGATGTAGAAGTTATTGAATTAAAACCAAATATCCCAACACCAAATTTAAATTTAATACCGAAACCACTATATGACGAACAGGTTTTATTAGTTGAAGATTTAAGAAAGCAAGTAGCCAGATTAACTGTAACTATTGAAGATTTAAATGCACAAATAATTACATTACAAACACAAGTTCAAACCGAAATAAATAATAGATTAAGTGTTGAACAAACTAATGATGTACTTGTTAACCAAATAGATACATTGACAAATACTATAAATGATTTTTCTAATCAAATCGCAATCTCTTTACAAAAGTCAGTTGATGAAAGTATTTTGAGAGCTTCCTTACAATCACAAAAGACTGGATTTAAAGCGCAGATTGAGGCATTAATTCAACAAATAAATTCTCTAAATGCAATCATTGAAGGTTTACAAGCTCAATTGGGTGCAGTAAGACAACAAAAAGATATAGAACAAACTACACAGACACAAGGCGGAACCATAATCAATAAGATAGTAAATGTAAACTTCTCACCGAAAGGTTCGGCAAATGAACCGGTAATGTCTTATAAAGTTGAGAATGCAAGAAAAGATAGAAAAGAGTGGGTTAATGGTAGGAATTTAAAAATAACCAATAATGATTTAGAACCCGTTAATGTTACAATTGCTGCAACTTTTCAACAAAATCAAAGATGGTTTAGTATACCAAAACCAACATTTAAGATAACCGCGGGTTCAACCGAAGAAATAACTTTTATAGATACTCCAAACGGGTTAAGTTATGGTAAAAGAGATAAAACCGTATTTGTAGATGGTGTACTTAATATAACAATAAGAAGAGCAGATGGTACATCGGAAACAAAAGACTTTAAAACTAAAGTAAAGATTGCACATCCTAAATCGTATGATGGTTTTTAAATTTAAATAGATTATGAGTATTAAAAAATATACAAATATTGAAGCCATAGACAATAAGTCATCAAATGAAGGACAATTTCTTCAAGCGGATGATTTATTTATTGTTTCAAAAAATGAAATAGAAACTACTGATTTTGGTAATTGCAAATATGATGTTATGGAAGTGTCCATATATGATATAAATAATAATCTATTACCTCAAAATACTTTAAATAATGTCGCATATATTAAATCCGGTGATATTAAAAATTACATGTATCAAATAACCAACAAGGGAGGCCAAAAAGAACTGGCAATTGATATAGAAAAATTATTAAATGATTTGGGTTATAGTAATGGTATTTTAAAAGTTAATATTAATTTTGTAAGATATAAAGTTGGAAGTGAAGATGTTTTAGAACGTGTTTGGATTGAAGAAATATCACCATCAAGAGAGGAAATAAGAATACTCCCACTTAAAACAAAATTTGCAAATATAAATGATAAAACTAAAAAAGAATTTGCTGATTTACAAAGTTTGAATAAAGAATTTAAATATAGTAAAAACTCTTTATTAGATACGATAAATTCTTTTGAAAATACATTTTTAGCTAAAATAGATTCTGCATTAGAAACCAGATTTGGTAAAGATTTTTTTAAAGTATTAAAGAAAGATTTTGGTTTAAGTAACTTTGACAAAATAAGAACAAAAATATTTACAGATTTCAAACAGTCAATGGACTATTATCTAAATAACAAAAATTATGATATTACACAATCAACTTTTGGTAAAGCTGGTCGTGTGATATTTACGGAGTGTGATTCATATGATTTCAATAAAATGTTATCAGACATTAGAGATATTTTATACAAGTGTGTTGAATTTAATCTATCTTCATTAAAACGAAGAGATATTGATGTAAAATCACTACCAAAAGAATTTTCAATAGTAGAGCTACAAAAACAAATACAAGATAACTTAGATTCATTTAATACCTACTCCGAAACCAAACGAAATGTTTATTCACCCGATGGTACAGCTGTCGTATTTAATGATGTAACAAGTTCTTTTGTAGAACCAACTTACACAGAAAAAGGAACACTATTAAATACTTTTTGTAAAGGATACGACCAATATGGAAACTATGCCGATGGTAATGGTGGTTCTTATGAACAATTGATTGAGACAAATTCTACAACATGTGGATATACTCCACCACCACCAAGTGATGGAGGAGGAAGTGGTGGATCAACCGGAGGTGGTGGAGGTGGTGGTTTCGTTGAAGATGGGTATGATGATAATGATGGTAGAGTTAGAGCCGATGGTGGTGCGGGTAGAGCGGAAAATTTCAGATAATAAAATATTTATAAAAAAGAATAAATGTCAATAAAATATAATAGACAATATAAAGTAGCTGCTCCTGATAATGAAGAGGCTATAGGATTTTTAGACGGAGAAGGTGTTTATTTAGGAGGTGGTGGCCCTTCTGGTGGAGGTGGTGGTTCTACGGGTGGCGGAAATACGGGTGGAGGGGAGGATGTGCCCGATGACAATAATCCGGTTGACCCGTTACCTCCGGAAATTAATTATGAAATTGCAATAAGTTCAAATTTAGAAAATGAAGTAGGGGATAAGATAAAATTAAAATACGAAGTTCGTTCACAGGACACTATTATAGATAGTGATGAAATACTATTATCAGATGGAAGTACCGATGGTAAATCTATTTTAAAATCGGTGATATCCGATAGTGTTTTAAATATATTTTTAGAAAATAGTTTGCCATCAAATTATATTATAAATAAAATATATTATACAAATAAACAAAATGCAGTTAATTATCCAACCGACTATACTAAATGGCAAGTAGGTGGGGGATTTATAGGAACACAGGCATCGGAATTACTAACAGGTGGTATAGCAGTTGCAGTCATATTAGAAAAAATAATAACTGCTCCAAAACCAGTAGTAAACTTAGAATCTACAACATATACCAAACAAGTAAAAGATTCGGATAGTGATTCTATAATTAGTATTAAATTTACTCAAACCGATTGTGATTTTGTTGATTTTTATATTAACACCGATAAAAAAATAAGAGTAGCAGCTTCAACGGGATTTGTTACATTATCATTTAAAAAGGACTTTGATGGAATTTTTGGAAATAAAAAAATAATATCGGTTCCGTCAAGTGATGCATATGGTACAGGTACGAAAGTAGAAGCTACATTAAATTTCATTTCAGTTAATGATTTTCCATCCATAACCGAAATAGTTTATGCAGACACAATTGATGTTCCTGCATTCTCTGATTTGGGTATTGATACCGAAATAACATATAGTACATTTTCAACTTCACATGTAGATGTTGATTTAAAATTAAAAGATAATACAAAAATATCTTTATTTAAAAAATTAACACCAAATGGATCTTTTAAAATCAATTTAAAAGAATTAGCAATTAAATTTCCAGGATGGAATGGTAGTGATAATATTACTTTAACATTAAGGCCGATTAATACATCCGGTACAATTGAATTGGTTGGAAATGACTATGAAGTAAAAACAAATATTTTATATCCACTTATTCAATTAGATGAAGATTCTATTAAGAAATCAATATATGATGCATTTATTGAAAAATTAGAATTTTTAGAACCTGAAAAGGAAAGTAAATACTTAACACATCTTGTAAATTTTGGAGATGATGAAAAAGTTTTAATTTCAAGTTGGGAAGAAGATAACTGGACATTATCTAAAAAGTCAATAGATGAATTGGGTAATGAATTTGTTAAAAAATCAGATGAGGTTAGTTCGTTAATATTAAAACTATATAATCCATTACCAAACAATGTTAATGAAAATTCAACATTTTGGATTACAAAATTACTATCAAATCCGTTAATTGAAACGGTTGTATTAAGTGAACAATCCGATATATTGTGTCCTCCATTAAAAGGGCCAAATTTTGATATTGAAGTTGATTTTGTAAAAGGCCAATCAACCGGATATGAATCATTGGATACATTGATTTTAAGTGCATCGGTTTCTAGTTCATCACAATTAGTTGCAACATACTTAAGTTCATCGTTAGTAAATACAGATGAGTTAAATATAGAATACTACTTAAGTGGTTCAACGGATTATGCTTGGGGTAATTTTGTTCATTTTAGTTCTGCAAAAGAAAGAGTTGATAATTTTATATATAAGGTTCAACTTGTAGAAAAATACGAAGAATTAATAAACAATGCAATAAGTGGTGCAAATTCTATTGCAGAGATAAATGAAATAGAAAGACAAAAAAGTAAAAAAGACCAACTGGTACAAGGATTTGATGGATTTGAGAAATTTTTATACACATCATCATCGGTATATACAAATTCAAATAGTTCTTCAATAACATTGCCATATAGTGGTGTAAATAGATTATTATCTACAACCACACAAGTAGAAGGTTGGTATGATAATATAATTACATTGGCTGAAGAATTTGATATTGAAAATACAAATTATGTATTAAACAATATTCCACAATACATAAGAACCAATACTGAAAATGATAGTTTATTATTATTCTTTTCAATGATAGGTCAACATTTTGATAACATATATTTTTATACAAAAGCTATAGAGAAAACCAGAAATTTGGGATATAAATCAAAAGATGGTATTTCGGATAAATTATTGTTTGATGTATTAAAATCATTTAACTGGGATGCAAAGAATTTAGCTGCCGATAGTAAACTTTGGGAATATGCATTTGGATTGGATTCAAATGGTAATCAAAAATTTGAATCACCTGCAAAACAAAGAACATACGAAGTTTGGAGAAGAATTGTAAATAACTTACCATACTTATTAAAACACAAAGGTACTCGTAGAGGAGTATATGCTTTATTAAGTTGTTATGGTATACCTTCTTCTAATCTATCTATTTTTGAATTCGGTGGGCCTGAGGTTAATGATACATCTAAAAGTAAATTAGTATTTGATAATATGACCACCGCATTGAAAATGATAAGTGGATCTAAAATTCAAATGGAGTGGAAAAATACTGAAAGGGGTAGAAAACCAAATACAATTGAATTATTTGTTAAACCGTTACAAAACTCACAATATACCTTAATTAGTGGTAGCGGATGGAATGTTCAATTAAGTGGTTCGGTGAATAGTGATTATGGTAAAGTTTTATTTAATTATAGTGGGTCTAATCAAATCACATCTTCTTTATTACCAATATTTAATAATAGATTTTTTGGTATATCGGTGAGCAGTGGATCAACAGGATTGAAATTAGATTTAAGACAATCGGAAAAAGAAAGAACAATATTCCAAGAAACAAAAACAACAACATCAGCGTCTAACTGGAATAATGGTTCTATTTTGCAATTGGGTGGAAATTATGTAGGTAGTGTGGATGAATTTAGATTATGGTCGGAAACATTGAATACCGATAGATTTAATGAACATGTATCTTTTCCAGAAATGATAAATGGTAATCACATTTCATCTTCAACCGATGATTTATATTTCCGTTTAGATTTTGAATATCCTAAAGATTTGTCAATTTATACTAATTTAATAAATGTAGATACTAACATTTATTTTAGTGGAAGTTTAACTAGAAACGATTATGAAAATGGTTCGGTTGAAGCTTTATATTCAGTAAACACAACACCACTATTATCAGCATCAGCTGCCGGATTTACAGGAGCTTCTACATATCCATATCAATTTGAAGCAATAGATAGAAGTGTTGTATTAGAAATTCCAGATTTGGGTTCAACAAGATATTCAACCAATAAAGTGAGATTTGAATCACAAACGGATTTTAATGGTAACGATGTGAGTGGTGGTGTAGATTTATCAATAAAAGGAAGAGTGACAAAAAAGGCCTTTGACCAATCACCAACCGATTCAAATAGAGTGGGATTATTTTTCTCACCAACAAAAGAATTAAACATTGATATTGCTAAATCATTTGGTGGTATCAATTTAGATAACTACATTGGTGACCCAGGTGATAGAACAAAATCAACTTATACATCTTTAGATAATTTAAGACATTACTATTTCCAAAGATTTGATAATAGAGATATTTACGCATACATTAACTTAATCAAACTATATGAGAAATCAATGTTTGAGGATATTAAGAAAATGTTACCCGCAAGAGTTAAAGCAACTACTGGTTTATTAATTGAACCACATATTTTAGAAAGAAGTAAGATTGCACAGAAAGACCCAACGGGAGAAAACTATCAACAAGAAGTAACAATCCATTATGAGGACACTACAATTTTAACAGCAGATAATTCTCAATATGAAGCTGTTGTAAACGCGGGTTTATCGGAAAACCTATTTGGTGAAAATTATCAGTATGAGGCACAGATTTACACAGCATCATTGGATTCAATAATTGCTGAAAATTATCAGTATGATTCTTTAATTCAAAGTTCAACCATTCCAACACCGTTTGCAAACTCATATCAACAAACTGCTTCAATTGATGCTGGTTTGGATTTACCAACTATAACAACAGAAATTGATTTAGGAATAGAAACATATGGTCAAACTGCATTTGAGACTATTGGATTTGGTATTTATGCACAACATGGAAATGCAATCAGAACTTATTTTGATAAAAATAATAAAAGGGTAAAAGAAAGAATTAGAGTTCAATTGATTACAAAGGAAAAAGAAAGAATGATAACCAAATTTGCAGTGACCGCATCTGCAACTGGAATGGGAGACCCACGTGGTGGATATGTTTCTGCTATTCAAACTTATAATGAAACTTATTTAAACATACAACCATTTAGTGGTTCTACAATTCCTAGCGTTCAAAATGATATAATTGCAGTACAACCCGTTGATGGTTATCTACGAACACATTATAGAAATACATCCGATTTAACAAGAGGATTAGAAAATTCTTTCTTTAGAGGTTCAAAAAATACTGCAGCAACTACTTTAGATGGTAGTTCTCCTATTGAAACATTTGTATCTAATCCAAATACATTGACTGTAAACAGAACTAATAGAAATACAAGTGAACCAATTTTGGAAGTTGAATAACGGAATTTTAAAATTATTATATTTATAAACAAAGATTAATATTATACTATGGGATATTTAAGTAACACAGAATTGACGGTAGACGCTATCTTAACAAAAAAAGGTAGAGAAAAATTAGCAGCCGGACAGGGTTTAAACATTACTCAATTTGCATTAGCAGATGATGAGATTGATTATTCCTTATATGAACCAGCTCATCCATTGGGAACATCTTTCTACGATGTGGCAATTAAAAATATGCCAGTCTTAGAAGCTAATCCAGATGAGACTCAAGTAATGAAATATAAGTTAGTAACACTACCAAAAAATACAACTAGAATTCCTCTTGTTGAGTTTGGACAGGTTCCACAAGGATTGACTCAAAGAAGTGGTGAAATTATATTAGCACCAACCACATCTGGAGGAGGAAATAGAAGTTTAGGATATACAATTGTATTGGCTAATAAAAACGCGGGTGATATCATCGGTGAAGGTGTAACATCAAATGTAGGTTCAGTACCTTTGTTCATCGGTGACGATGTATCAGCAACCGCAGTTGTTGCAAAAGGAATAACATTTAAATTTATTCCAAACCCATCTTTAACTTCAACTATCAAAACAACATTAACTGTTTATGGTAACGAAACGGGTGGTTCACAAACAATTCCAGTAACAGTAACTTACGTTCAATAATAAAAAACTATGGCATTAATTAGAGACAATAGAGGATCCCTTTTAGCAAGTAACTTATCACAATACTTAGCAGGTGCAGCAAACACCGCAGGGACTCCCGTAGATACTAACGAATTAGTTAGAATCGTAAACCAATTTTTAGGAACCGGTGAACAAATTAGTAGTGATGTAGCTACAATATCAAATGGTATTTACAAAAAATTTGGTACAATTGATAAAGTAACTAATAGAACTGAAATAGTAACCGCTGGAATTTGGAGTGGTGATACTGGTTCACTTGATGTAAAGGCAAACTACACATCATCTGCACAAGTTGCATCTACAAGTGGTAGGTACTATTTGGACGTTTATAATACAGCTGTAACGAGTTCTGGAGAAGTTCAGTTCTCAATTGCATATGGTGATGCACAAGGATTTGGTGCACCTACATTAACTCAAAATGACGATTCAACTTCACCAACGAAGGCAACTTATAATCAATATAAAAATATATTATTAGATAGTTCTGATCCTTACTTTAGTATATATTTGAGTAGTTCGGCAGCTGGTGTTGTATTGGGTGGTGCGGATATGACATCGTTCTACGCAATCAATATCAATAGAGCTAGATATAAAGAAAGATTGGATCCAGGAAATATCTCAATAGACCTATCGGGTTCACTTAGAAGTATTACCTTAATTGATGATAGTGGTGGAACCGATGAAAATGTAACAACTGCGGGTAGAGTTTACAACTTAGTTAGTGGTTCATTAAATATTGGTTCTGCATTGGCTGCAACAATTGCAAACTACACTGCACCTAACGGACAGGGATATGGTTTATTCTATCCAGATATGGGTATTATACTATTAAACCCTGCAGCATTAAGTTCGTCAGTTGATATTAAATTGGCACCTGCTTTAAATTCAATACAATCAATATATCACCAAAACAATGGTAACAACTCAGGTTCAGTTGCATTGTTGATGGCAATTAGTGGTGGTGCTGACTTTCAAGTAAGAAGAACTGAAAATGTTTCTACATCTCATTACTTTGTAAGAGCAAACAATAGAGAATTTAACTTCTCAAATAACCCAACATTCGTAACTGGTTCAGTTGGTCAGTTTGTTCAATCTACATTTGAAAGAGATCCTAAAGTTTACATTACAACTGTAGGTTTATACGATGATTCAAACGAATTATTAGCAGTTGCTAAAACTTCTAAACCAGTTGAGAAATCATTTGATAAAGAAGTTGCAATCAAAGTTAAATTAGACTTCTAATCGGAGAATATATTAAAAAATGTAAAGCCCCCTTATTTGGGGGTTTTTCATTAAAAGAATATTTATATTAGACATGTTAAAAAGAATACCAAAATCGGATATGAGTATAAGGCCGTTTAAGGCTTATAAAGAATGGGATAAATTATCTGCGGGTGTTACCTTATTGGAGGCAAACGATGGTAATTACACATCCAATGATGCAAATACTATTACTACTGGATTATTGAGTGGATCTGTTTATAATAAATATTCAGTTTATGGTCAGTTAAGGGCTCAATTTTATAATGGACATGAGGATAACCCGGTTAATAGATTGGGTAGTAAAACGAATATATACGACACTACAAATCCAGAAAGATTCTTATCAGGTTCTGCTAAAGTAATTTCTATACCACAAAATTGTATTGGAGATGGTATTAAAAAAGGATCTGTATTATTAGATAATGACGGAACGTATTATGTAGATGACACATATAGTAATTTAATATTGAGTGGAAGTACAAGTACAAGAATAGGTAATGTGTTTTATAATCAAGGATTAGTTGTAATAACAAGTGGTTCCAATTCAAAACTAACAGGTAGTTGGGATATATCATTTAAATCAACACAAACAATTTACGAACATGAATACCTTCTTATTGTAAATGAAGATGAATTTAATGTATCACAAAACCCCACCGCAGTTGTAGAAGTTGGTATTGAAAAAGAATTTTTAATAGGAACCGATGGTAAACGATATAAAGTAACAACTAATAATGGTGTTAAGTATATTCGTAAAAAATCTATATTAGAAAATGGAAATATATTAGATTATAGATTTGGTTCAGCTTATAATAATTCAATTAGTGGTGGGTTTGAACACTATGAATTAAGTAGTTCAATGGACTCAACCGGTTCATTCTTATCTCCGTTTATAACCACTATTGGCCTATACGATGATGATTGCCAATTGGTAGCTGTTGCAAAATTACCACAACCCATTAAATCAGAACCGGATATTCCTGTAAACTTTATTGTCCGTTTTGATACATAATTTATATTTATAAGTAAAATAAAAAGAATATGTCTAAAATATTAGAACTATACAAAGCACAACAATCAACTTTAGGTGTTGATAAATTAGGATTTGATGCAGGTGTTGCAGCAAAGACTCCATATACTACCAACGATTTAAAAAAGGCAGATGAACAAATTTTAACTGCAACTAAATTCAAAACAGGTAGAGGTGGTGAAGTGTCTGAAAAAAAATACTCAGATACTCTAAAAAAATAAAACAATTTAATGGCAAAAAAAGTTACAAAAAAGAACAATCCAAAATGGGTTGCTAAAAAATATGGATTTAAGTCTGGTTTAGAAGAAACCATCTCTCAACAAATAGAATCTTATGGAATTAAAGTAGAGTATGAGACCGAAAAGGTTCCATACATAATTCCTGCATCCACTCACCACTATCATCCCGATTTCAAATTACCCAATGGTATTAGAATAGAGACAAAAGGTAGGTTTGTGGCAGCTGACCGTAAGAAACACTTATTGGTTAAAGAACAAAACCCAAATATGGACATTCGTTTCGTATTTTCCAATTCAAAGAACAAAATCACCAAAAAGTCTAAAACGACCTATGGGGATTGGTGTGAAAAAAACGGATATAAGTATGCAGACAAAATCATCCCAAATGAGTGGTTTTTAGAGGAAAATAGACCTTAAAATATTTGGAAATATCAAATATTTGTCGTATATTTAAGTCGTGTTGAAGCAAAATGATAAGAATATAGTCGTATCTACCCTTACTGGTATTTTAGGTAGTTATCTCAATCTGAAAGGAAATGAGTTGGCATTTTACTGTCCTTTCTGTAATCACCATAAACAAAAACTACAAGTTAATACGGAAACCCAAAAGTGGCATTGTTGGACTTGCAATAGTGGTGGTAAAAAATTGACATCCTTATTAAAAAAGTTAGATGTTGATAGAAAGGTTATTTCGGTTATTAGAGAGATATACG